TTGCCGCCGCCCGCCGGCAGGCACAGCAGGCACCCCGCCTTGACGGTGACCACAGCGTCGAACTCTTCGCCGATACGACTGATCAGGTTGGCGTCAGATTCGTTGGCCTGGTCCAGCTGCAGGATGGGCAACCCGGCCAAGGCGTCGGCGATGGTAGCGGTAAGGCCGTTGCCCAAGGCGATATCGCCCAGCACGGCGCCGAGCGTGGTGTTGCTCCAGCTGCGCTCGCGCTTGGTTTTGAAACCTTTACGCAGGTCCGCCGAACGGGCGCGAATGCTCAGTATGTCCGGCGCGCCGCTGTGTTCGATTTCATCGACCGTGTAGCTGCCTTTGTCCACCAGGCCGGTATCGCTCCAGCCCAGCCACAGGCGGATCACTGCGCCTTTCGGTGGGATAGTCAGCAGCCCATCATGATCGCTGAGGATGATGCTGAGTTGGTCGGCCTCGATGCCGCGGTTGTCGGTCAGGTCCAGGTTCATCAGGCGCGGGCTGATCAACTGAGCGATGTCCTTGCCATCGACAGTGATGCGATACGCCGGCACGGGGTAAGCGGCATCGCGGCGGTAGCCATCGACCAGGCCTTCGATGTAGCCGGTAACCTTGGACAGCGCCGCGTCGATCACAGTAGCGCTCTCATGATGCTGACGCCCACACGGGTGGCTGCGCCGAGCAGGTCGACGCGGTCATCATCGATGCGCTTGAGGCTGAGCGTGAACTCGATGCGTCGTGGCGTGCCGTCCCGGAAGAACAGAGTTTTGGTTTCGTTCAGGTTCTCGATAATCCACAGGCCATAGATCCGGCCGCTGCCTTCAACCATCGGCCAGGCCTTACCGGTGTTTGCCATCAGACGCAGGGCGTCGAGGCTCAGGGCGCTGCCGGCCAGCTCCGGCAGGATGAGGCCGGGTAGGGTGATGGTGTCGTCACCGCGCCCGACAAACTGCCGAGCCGGCGCAGCACCGACGCGAGGGTTGCTGGCGTGGCGCCATTCGGTTTGACGTTGCAGCGCCTGATAGGCCGCGGTGGAAAGGCTGAAGACGAACATGCCCAGGGCAAGCATCATGGTCGGTTACTCCAGGTCCGCAAGGCGGCTGCGGCGTCGAGCGGCTTGCTCTTGTTGATGCCGTGTCAGCTCGGCACGCACCGTCCGGGCGACCGCATTGGCGTCCATGCCGGGCGCTGCGTGGACGTGAATGGCGTAGGTGTCGTGACTGTCGATGTGCTGGGCGGGTCGAGGACTGATCGGGCCACGATGATCAATCGTCAATGAATCAACGGACGCCAACCGTCCACCGGCCTCGATGAGCCGTTGGCTTAAGACCGTCATGGCGCGCACGGGGTCGTCGGCGCGCCGTGTTAGGCCCTGGATGAGACCGTCCATGGTGAAGCCGCCCAGCTCGGCGAATACTCGCGAGGGGCTGTGGATGCCGAGGGTTTCCTTGAAGGCATCAATCGTTCGGGTGCCAAGCCGATCGACCACTTCCTTGAGCTTGCCCAAACCGGCGGTCAACCCGTTAACCAGGCCATCGATCATCAGCCCGCCGAAAGCGGTAAAGCGATTCGGTAGATCGACGCCCAGGTACTTCATCACTGCGGCGAAAGCTTGGTAGATCAGCCCGACCGGACTGAAGTCTGCGAGCACTTTCAAGATGCCGCCCAGCCCGTCATCAAAATCGCTTTGGATCTCGTCCCAAGCACCAAGCAAATAAGCCGTCACGGCGTCCCAGTGCTGGTACAGCATGTACGCCGCACCGGCGATGGCGGTGATGGTCAAGCCAATGGGGTTGACCATCAAAGCACGACCGACCACCCATAATCCTTTGGCGAGAAAGGGCAGTACGGTTCGGCCCAGTGTCGTCAGCAGACCAATCAATCCCGGTAAGCGAAAGCCCAGCAGAACCAAGAAGTAACGTAGCGCAGCGAAAGGCAGTAGCACGCTCGCCAGGGCCAGCATCAAACCGCCGACGCCGACAGCCAACGCCGCGATAATGGCGATGGCTTTAACCAGCCCGGCCGCGAGCTTTGGATTCTCTCGCGTCCAGCTTTTGATACTTCGAACGAGCTCAGTCACGGACTGAACCAACTCCCTCAATGGGCCGTTCTGTTGGTCCTGCAGCTCAATGCCCAGGTCTTGCCAGGCACTGCTGAGAGTAATCAGGTCACCCTTGAGATTGTCCGCCATGACCTTGGCCGTACGAGCGGCTTCGCCCCGGCTTTGGCGCAGGCTGGCAATGAGTGTTTGTAGCTGCCCGGTGCCGGCCTGTTCGACCAGTTGGGCCATGCCTTTTACCGCTTCTTCACCGGCAATGGCTTTGAACAGGCCGCCTTTCTCGGCAGTGCCCAAGGCGCGGGTTTTATCGTGGATCTCCTTCAGCAGATCGGGCAGGGGGCGCAGATTTCCAGCGGTGTCGGCTGTGGTGATGTTCAGCTGGTTCAAGGCTTTCTCCGCACCTTTGGGCGGTGCGGCCAAGCGGTTCATGATCGAGCTGAGCGCCGTGCCGCCCATGCTGCCTTGCAAACCTGCATCGCCGAGTTTGCCGGCCATCGCCGCGGCCACTTCCAGTTCCACGCCGTAGGTCTTCGCCATGGGCGCGGCGTATTTCATGGTGTCGCCCAGCATTTGCAAAGTTGTATTGGAGCGGGTGAATGTGCCCACCAATACGTCGCCCAAACGATCCATTTCATCGGCGGTTAGCCCCAGCCCGGAAAGAATGTTCGACGCAATGTCAGCGGTTTGTGCCAGCTCAGTGCCGCCGGCCGCCGCGAGATAGAGCATGCCCGGCATCGCGGTCTGGATGGCGTGGGGTTCAAAACCTGCCATGCCAAGATAGCCCTGTGCATCGGCGGCCTGGCCCGCCGTGAATTGGGTTGCGCCGCCCAGCTGACGCGCCTGGGCGCGTAAGGCTTTGAGCGCGTCGGCCTGTTCCTCGAGTCGAGTGATGGCCTGCACTTGGCTCATGCTGGCGTCGAAGTCGATGCCCGGCGACAGCAATCGCGCCCCGGCATACAACACCGAACCACCGCCCGCCGTTGCAACAGCCCCCTTGGCGGCCAGCTCGCCAGCGGTGCGTCGAGAGCTGTCCATCGAGCTCCGCGCAGCGTTGAAGCGTCGGCGTTGTTCCGTCAACGCGGCGAGTTGTTTTTGTTGGGCGTTGAGGCTGGCAGTGGCGGCGCTGGTCTGTTGCCGCAGATGGCGTTCATCGCGGGCCAGGTGTTGGGTGCTGATGCCGGCGGCAGACATTCGCGTGCGCAATGTCTGGAGCTGTTCGTTTTGTTTTTGATGCTGTTGCTTGAGCGCCTGAGCGGCCCGTACTGCCTTCTGAAAATGCTGGGTCATGGCACGGGTCGGCGCCCCGGTGGCCGCGAACTGTTGGCTAAGTGTTTTGACCTTTTCCCGCGCTGCGTTGAGCGCCTGTTCGGTGCGCAGCGCGGCCGAGCGTTGAGCACGCCAGGCGCTGACATCGTGCTGCTGCGCGTTGAGGGCCTTGAGGCGGTCGCGGGTTTCTTTCAGGGCACGAGCGGTGGCGGTGCTGCTTTTGTCGATGGCCTTCAGCGGGCCGCTGGCTTTGTCGATTGCGTTGAGCAGCACGCGCAGTTTTAAGTCATTCGCCATCGGTGGAACTCCGCACACGGGCGCGCTCGCGCCATTCCATCAGCTCTTGCAGACCCAGCCTGTCCATGTCAGCCGGCGCCCAGTGAAAAACCACGGCCAGGTCGGCCATGGCATCTTCTACGCAACGAGGCAGGCATCGGGCTTCGCCGCTTTCTGCAATAAAAAACTGGCGATCTTGGCGCCGCAGGTGAACAAGTCTGCCGGGTCCAGGTTGGCGGCTTCCGGTGCGGTGATACTGGGTTGGCTGATGCGTGGCAGGACCTTGAACAAGGTGGCGACGTCCATGTTTAGCAGGTCCACCAGGTGCACGCCGCGCAGTTCACCGGACTGCGGTTTGCGCAGGGTGATGCTGTCGATGACGGTTTTGCCGCGGATGATTGGGGTATCCAGGTGCACGGTGTTGTCGTCCTGGGGCGGCAGGGCTTCAGAGGTGTCTTGAGTGATCATAGTGGGCTCCGGAGGATGGAATGGGTCAGATGCCGATGGCTTTGCGCTGCTTGTCCAGCAGGTCCACGCCATTGACGGTCTCGATGAAATTGAGCAGGTCGATTTCGATGATGTCTTGGTTGTCGACGATCAATCTGTAGTAGGTGCAGGTGGTGGTGATGCTGTGCTCGGTGTCTTCCCCGGGCTGGGCTTCGCCCATATCGATGGTCTCGTGACGACCGCGCATGACCACCTCGACGGCACTGATGGCGTCGGTGTCGTCTTGCTGAAAGGCCCCGGAAAAACGTAACGCAATGCCCGAGGCATTGACCGCGCCGAACTGCCTGAGAGCGATCAGGTCCAGCCCTCCGGTTTTCCAGACAAACTGGATACCGTCGTCTGAGAAACCGAGGTCAGCCTTGACCGGGCCGTTCATGCCGCCGCCACGATAGCCTTCCATCTTGCGGCCGAGCGGCGGCAGGGTGACGGACTTGACCACGCCCAGGTAGCTGTTGGCGTCGTTGAACAAGTTGAGATTTTTGAGTTTGCGAGGCATGGCCATGTCGGGTTCTCCGGTGCGCAGGGGCGGGGTCAGCTATTGATCTTGCTGGCGAAGTCGATCAGGTAGCGGTCGGTGATGCGCTGGCGCAGCGTGAGGTCTTCCAGCGGTGGCACAGGCGTGTAGTCGTAGTCCAGGAACAGCTTGCCGGCCTTGAGGGTATCTTTGTCGTTGGCATCGTCCGGGTACCAGCATTTGCCACCGATCAAATAACCCGCGCCGATCATTTCGCGGAACTTGGCATTGACCCCTTCGATGAGATCTCGCACCAGGGAGGCGTGCAGCGGCTTGTCCACCGCCCACATATGAGCTTCGGCCAGGGTGTCGGCGAGGATCTGCGCGGTACGGGTGTAATTCTCGAACGCGAACAGCGGGTCCGCGCTGGTGGTGCGACTGCCCCAGAAGCGAAAGCCGCCTTCGTTGATGAGCGTGGTCACGTCGTGTCTGTTGAGGTAGTTGGCGTCGGTAGCGGGGTTCTGCAGATCCCAAAACACATCGGCGTTAATACCGGTGACACCGTTGACCGGGACGTTGGACAGGGTTTTGTGCCAGCCCACTTCTTGATCGATCTTGGCACGCAGACCCAAGGCGCGGGCCACCGCCGAGGCGGTCACCGTGGCGTTGGTGACGGTGTTCCAATTGTGGAATTCAGGCCAGATGACCATCGCTTCACGGGCGCCGAAGTTGGCCCGGTAGGCGACCACGTCTTCCTTGGTTTTGCAGCCCCAGGCGCTAACGTAGGCGAAGCCGCGTACCTGCTGAGCGATGGACACCAGGGCGGTGGCCACCGGCAGGCTGTCGAGACCTGGCACACCGAGGATGCGCGGCACCATCCCCACGCGGGCTTTGGCGGCGAGCAGGGCTTTCATGCCGGTGTATTTACCTTCGGCGGTGGTGGTGCCGATCAAGGCGCTGGTGGTCTCTTCTTCGGTGGCGCCTTCCTTCACGCGCACGACAATGGTGTAGGGCCGGGTCTGGTCCGCGATGGCCTGTAGGCTGGACGCCAAGGTGCCCGTGGTACCGGCCTTGCCGATGGCGGTTTGAACGTTGGTGAGCAGGACCGGCGTGTCGAAGGGGAAAACGGCCGCATCGGCGTCGTCGGCCGTGCAGACCATGCCGATGACAGCGGTGGGGATGGAGCGAATGGGGCGGGTGCCGTCGTTGAGTTCGATGACCCGCACGCCATGCAGATAGTCGGTCATGGGGTGCCTGTGCAGTGTTGGAAATGACACTGCACAGGCTGCCGCGCTTGCACCGGTTGGGCGAGCCGACGGCCTTGTAGGTAGGGGGGCTACAAGCGTCGGTTAGCCCGTTCGGTCACGGCCCCGTTGCTAACGCGGGTCGGCGATATCCTGCGCCCGATTCGCCAGAAGTTCGCTGACCTCAATCACTTGCTGGATCCCCAGCGCAATATGCCGGCGAGAACCTTCAAGATCGAAGGCCAGGTCGCTGATCATGGCGTTGGCGGAGGCTAGGTTTTCGCTGAGGTTGGCGAGCAGGCTTTCGGTGTCGACGCTCTCTATGACGGTAAAGAGCTGACCCGGGGCCGGCTTCTTCTTGGGTTTGGCCCGTTTCGGCTTCAAATAAAAATTGAGCGCTCGCTCATCGGCTTCGTGGCGTTGTTCTGGATCGAGGCTTGAGCCGGAAGAGGTAGGGTCCGATTCCGGGGGATTGGGTGTGACCTTGAACATGGTGAATCTCCTGACCTGATTGGGCCACCATGACTTGTCGCTAAACAAGGAAGGGTGGCGGCTGAACGCAGGTTAGCGAACCGGGGGTACAGGAGCCCGGCAGACCCGAAGGTCTCCCGCGAACAGCCGCCATTGCAACGATTGCAGACATGAGTATCCGCAATGAAATCAGGAGCGCTGTTGCATCCATACCGATTCGGGTCGCTAAACCCGATCACTGATGAGCAGTGACGGGAACCAAGCTACCGATACGGACCAAGACGCACAAGCGGGCGGATTCTGGCTTAGTTGTAGGCAAAGGCGCAAGGCGATGTAGCCTGAGGGCAAGCGTTCGGTGTTACTGGGTATTTGTCTGTAGGCTTTCAGCGTCGGTGTACCAACTGTGGCATTTGGGGCCAGTTAATTGAGTCAGGAAAGCTCGCCTGTGATTCGAGGCGGTTGAGTTCAACGCAGTAGCGCATCCATTCCTCCAGCGAGGCCCTCTCTGCGTCAGTTGCGCTGCCCAATTTCTCGGCATATTCCAGGGGGGCGATACGCAATTGAGCGTCTTGTAACAAACCGTCTCGGCGGATCAGTGCCTGTTCGCTTTTGACGGCCGATTGGGCGGCCTCGTCCAATACCCAAGTGCCGTTTAGCCAGAGATGATGTGCACCTGGCCAAGGCTGGGTCGTTAAGTCTTCAGGTAATTCACCCGGTTCATCCCATTGCACCGATTCGCCGGTATCGATGCGGTAAACGGTGCCGCGCTTATCGACCACTTGCAGAGGAGAATCTTTAGTTAAAACCCAACAATAACCCGCCTGCGCGGCAGGCAACTCCTCAGGCAGGAGGACGGTATCCCCCGGCACGTGTGGACCGAATCCCGGAATAAACGGGAACGTCATGGGGCCGGATAAGGCCCCGGTCTTATCAAATTTGTATATAAACATAGGGACCTTAAATTACTTTCAAACGGCCGGGGTAGGCGATGTTTCGAGGACGTGTTTCGGCGTCGCCTGAATAGTCTATGTAAGGTGGCGAGGTATGTTTTGAACGCGTGGGATGGAGACTTGCACTGCCAGCATCAAGGGTCTCGGGAACCAACGAAAGTAATGATCCGGTGCCCCTTCCGAATGATACGGAATGGGTGTGTTTTCCGAATTCGTCTGACTCCCAAGAGCCCGCCATACGTCCGGCAACCTTCCATTTGTATGTTCCGGTCTCTTCTGCTGGAATCTCAACAGTGATGACGTCTCCTTCCACTGACAGGATCTTGTTCCCCTGAGTCCAGTCTTCACCGAATATCCGCATACCAGCAGCCAACAGATGCGAGCGTCGATAGATCTGTATAACAGTGCTACCGGCGGTCGTGTCTCCTTGAAACATCGTTTGGTCAACAAAGCGTGACTCGTCGAGCGTTCTCAGAAACTCCCCCCGTACGTCCGGCACCCGGAACGTCGAGATCTTATCGCCGGAAGTCCAACAACCTTCGAAATGATATCGGGGATAGTCATCACGAAGCATGCCGGATTGCTGAGCGTGATCCCACAGCCAAGGCCAGTCGCCCCGTTTGAGTAACTGGCCGCTCAACGGCCCATAACCACCAGGGTTGAATAGCGTTGTGGTCTCGAAGATGGGGCGTCCTAAAGGTGTGCTGTCGAAACGACCGATCGGCCACCAGCCACCCGCTCCATCACTGCGCAAGTGCCACCAATCACCAGCGCCCATCAATACCAAAAAAGGATAACCACGAAAATTAAGATGGGTGTGGAATTTCAAGCGGTCCTGCCCGGACGCGCTTACCACCAACCGATGAACGCTGTTATCCGTACGCCGCACGATGACGTCACGGGTTCCCAATGCTGCATCAGCGCAAGGAAGATGGACCGTAACAGGCATGGCCTGCGCATCTACTAACACCACACCTAATTCCGAACTCTCAAGCGCTCTTGAAGCGCTCAGGTGCGTAAACACATTGATGTTGCGAAGTGACTGGTCTACGTATTGGCGGGTAGCCAGGACCACCGAAGGATCGATCTTGAGCTGAATATTGGTTGTACCGTGGGTGATGATGTGCATCCGCACCACTTGGTTACGGCCTGTGCCCTGTGTCAACAAGGGCTTATAGCTGGGGGCCGCATTTCCAACGGCGCAAAACACACCGTCTTTGTCTTCTAGCGCCAGTTCACGCACCCACCAACCGCCCACGTCAGGGGGCAACACTAATTCAGCGATGAGAACGTTTGGGTCAGTCGGTGAGACACGCAACTGATTAAGCTGGGCGCGATACACCTGGTTGATCAACTTCGTTTGTGTGGGGCTCGGTACCGGGTCGGTGCCGTTGGCGTCACCGATCAGCATGTACTTGGGTTCCCAAGGTATGCCGAGGGCATCGCAGTTCGTTTTCTTGGCGGCGCCAAGCGCGGTCAACATGCCGCCGAAGTTTGTTTTTTCATCCACCATGGGGAAACACATCCAGTTCGTCGAGGGTGTAGAGGCTCATACTGGTATATCCATTGATGCTCACGTTGATGTCGGGATTGCTCCAGGGGTACACGTCGATTTCATCGCCGTCGTAAATCGCTAGACCAGCGAAGGCGTCGAGTGCGGTCTCCAAAATGATGTCGAGCTCGATCAGGTGTCGGGTGAGCGGTTTTGCGTCGTCGATGAGCCAGACCAGCTCTCGATACATCGCTTCGGTGATACCGGTATCCAGTACTCCGATCTTTAAAGTGAAGGTGGCGCGAGGACCTTCAGGTTCGGTCTGCCACCACTCCACGACGTCGACCAGATACCCCAGCGGTTCTACAACGCGGCGCAGTGACCCGAGGGTACCTTTGCGCGAATGGATGTAGTACGCGCTGCGGATGGCGGCGCGCTTGGCGGCCTCGGTCCATTGGCTGTCCCAACGGTCTACGGAAAAAGCCCAGGCCAGATAAGGCAGCAGGGGCAACGGGCATAGGTCGGGGTTGTACAACGTGCGCAACGGAATCGGCACACGTTGGATCTGGGCCAATGCCTGCGCCGCTTGGCGCTCCAACGGCGTCGAATTGCTGGGGAGCAGGGGCGCGTCTGCCATCATTCAACTCCCAGTGCCAGGTCGATGCCCGTGCAGTACGGGGCTTGGTACTTCGTGGCAACGATGTCCGCCCAGTTCTCCAGCTCGACCTTGCGCACACCCTCGACGTGCAGCGAGGCGTGGATAATCGATTCCGATACCTCCAAGCCCAGGCGGCGCCGCTGGTGCACGAAGGCGAGCAACTGCGCATTGGCCGCCGCGAGAATCAGCTCACTCTCCGGGCCCGATGTCGAAAGAAACAGCTTGGCCCTGACCTGGTAGTTGATGACTTGGGCGCTTTGCACGGTGAGCCGATCCGCGACAGGGCGGCGGTCGTCGTCGCTGAGGTAGGCATTGACCTTTGCCAGCAGCGCGGGCGAGGCGGTGCCGTCACCCAGGATCGATTGCACCGTTACCACCGCCTCGGCCGGGGCGGGACTCTCGGCAGTGGCGTCGGCAACCTGGCCGTCCGCAGAGCGTGCATGAAAGATATAGCTGTTACGTGGGCCGGCAGTGCTGAGACCTTCCCACGCCATTTGAGCCCGCTCCCGCAGACTGTCGTCGCTTTCCATCAGCAGCGGGACCGGCGGCACGGCTGAGGGCTTGGCGGGCTGAATGACCAGGCGCTTGACGTTGAAGTTGCCGGCCAGATTCTCTAGGTCGCGGCCCTTGGCGAGGGCTAGCATGTTGGCGACAGACGCTTCATTGACGCGCTGACGCCACACCGTCTCGCGGTAGGCGTTCTCTTGGAGCAGTTTGGTCAGGGGCTCAGACTCCAGCTCAAGCCGTGCAGCGATCTCGGCTTGTTCCTCGACTGGCCAGAGGCCGATGGCGTAGGCCTTGCGCTCGGCCAGGATCTGCTCGTAATCGACCTGCTCCACGACCTCGGGCGCGGGGAGCTGGCCCAGGTCAATCGCGACGAATGAGTTCATGCGCTACCTCCCAGGTTGAGAGGCACGCTCAGGCTCAGTGGCTCGTTGCTATCGACAATGCTGCCCTCGATATCCAACTTGGATTGACCTTGCAGCGTGGCGCCCTGGAACTGCACGCGGCTCAGGCTGATACGAGGCTCCCAGCGCATCAACGCCATGACGGTGGCCGCGTACACCTGCAAGCGGGTGATGTCGTTGAAAGGGTGGTCCACCAGTTCGGGCAACAGGCTGCCGTATTCGCGCCGCATGACCCGGGTACCAATGCGCGTGCTGAGAATGTCGCTTATGGATTGGGCGATGCTTTCCACAGTGCTGATGGCGGTGCCGGTCTGTCGGTTCATTCCGGTTTCCCCGTCTTGCCGCTGCCAGGCATGACGCCGCCGTGCGGGTGTTTCACCAGGCTGATGCCGGCGGCAATCACGTCCGCCGAGACGGTGACCTTTCCGGTGATTTTCTGGTTGCCTGTCTGGGCGTAATTGCCCTTGTGGGTAATGTCGCCGACGAGGTTGATGCCGCCGGGGCTGACCAGCTGCGTGGTGCCGCCCTTGGTTAGGGTGGCGTTGAGGTGGTGAGCGATGCTGTCGTACTCAATCACCGTTCCGTCGCGGTAGGTGATGCGGTGCAAGCCTTCGCGGTCGCCGTTGGCAGGGATGTGGTCGCTGAACAAGCCGGTTAGGACGACGCCGTTGGCGAGCTGGCCGGAGGGGCTGAAGAGCAGGACCTGTTCGTTTTCTGTCGGGGGGTTCCAGACGCGGTCGGCACCGGCGCGTAGGGCGATCCAGGGGAGCCAGGCGGTGGTAAGGGTTCCGGTTTTAACTCGCACGCGTGGAGGCTTCATCTGGACGGCGGCGATGGTGCCGTAGCGGATAAGGTTTTCGATTAGACGGGTGAGGGTGGGTAGGTTGTTCATGGCAGCGATGTTGACGTTCCACGATCAGGCTTTCATCTGGAAAAGCTTGTATCGCTAGTCTTTACAGGCGCTGAAATTAGACTTCTAATTCGCGTTCAAATGTAACTGGCGTTTTGCCGATTGTAAGGATGAAAAATGAAAGGAATAATGGCTGTAACAGAGTTAAGAGAAGCGTGGGACGGTACCAGTAATTTCAAAGTTCAAGGCACCGGTCATCTGTTTTTTTCTGCAAATGTTATTTACCAATCTGCGAGGCGCGGGCAAGAATGTAGCGTAAATGCTGTGCATATTATTAGAAATGGAAATAAAGACGGGACGGTGAGTATTATGGAGGGTGATGAGCTGTCAGCAGAGACTCATCACCTAGAACTGTCTCATAGGTTCCAAACTTACACCTTTGATCCTGCCGATAACTCATTAATTATTGAGGGTGACTCCAAAGAAAAAATGGGAGGAGGCTATTCAATTAAAATTGTTCCGAACGGCTTGCCTGCCAGCTGGACATGAATAGATCTTGGTGTTCAGAGTGGCGCCGCATTTGGCGTCACTTGCTCAGCAATATGGTCATTTTAATATGGCTAAGGCCAAAAGTGCCATAATTGCGACTAGGTTGAAAGTGGTTGCTATAATTATTATATTGGTTCTTTTCATTAGCTGTATTGTTGTTTTGGTTGCTTGTTCGATGCGTGTTGTGTTGTCTAATAATGCTTTTTCTAAGTTGATGCTTGTTGTTGGCGTGGGAGCGAGGGTGGATTCATTATCGCTTGAGGATTTATCAGCATGCAAGGCAATGATGCTGCCGCCAGCGCCAGAGCAAGCTAGTAGTATCACCTGACCTATTACCTCGAAATGCTCAAGAGCATCTTGTGGGGTGTGGGTTTTATCTACAAAGGCAAAAAGGTATTTAGGATAGATAAGTTGGTATAGAACACCAAATCCGATAAGAAATACCCCTTTTAATACTCGGTCCTGTCTCATTTCTAGCAAAATAATGAAGCAGACAAATGTGCCTAGCATCGCTAGATCTAAAGCCAGTCTTTGATATTCAAAAAAACCGATTAGTGGTGAAATTACGAACATGAATAAAATCGCCGTTGTCATTAGTGTGGCGAGCCGATAACTTCTTTTTTTATTCATTTTTACAATCCTTAGCATTGAAGTTGGACTAGAGCATTCACTCGGCTGAAGCGATCTATTGAAGCCCTGATACTGCGACGCTTCGTGTCGAGTGTTGGTTGACGTTCGTATCCTTAACCACGACACGTTTCCCGGCGACTGGAATGGACCCAGCCAAGGGTGTCTTGATTCGCCGCCATTGGGCTGCGCGCGATGGGCGTTCAGTGAGGGGGCGCGACCAGTAGGGGATGAAATTTATTATCGATTGAGTGGGAGGCTGGCAAAGTGACATTTACCGACTAGCATCATTGTATTTTCAGCCAGAAATGGAGGTTAAGCCAAATGAAAGGGAAATTAATAGCGCTCGTGGTAGCTCTAGGTTCTATGTCTTCGGCTTCTGCAATAGATCGAATTGACATGGAGCAATCTTGTAATTATGAGGGAACAGCCTATGACGAGGATGTTTATGGGTTCGCCTCAGACAACGAAGCAACCAAGGCCCTAGGAAAGGTGATGTCATATGCTGGTTTAGAGCCGAATTTTGTGATTAAAGCCGCAAACGTGCCGAATGCAGCGGCTGTCATCCAAGGACCTCAGCGGATGATTCTCTATAATCAGACCTTTATGGAAGGAGTCCAAGATGCTACCAAAAACGACTGGGTGAAAATCAGCATTTTGGCACACGAAATTGGGCACCATCTTCAAGGCCATACTCTCCAAGCCGGTGGCAGCAGGCCGGAAATAGAGTTGGAGGCTGATAAGTATTCTGGATTTATTCTCCAGAGAATGGGGGCTTCTTTGGACAATGCGCAAACAGCTATGAAAGCTATTGGATCGGAGCAGGGGAGCCCAACCCACCCAGCCAAGCAGGCGAGACTTGCTGCAATTGCAAATGGCTGGATGGCTGCACGTGATTTGAACACAAACAAACCCAGCGATACGGTGCCAAATAGCACGCCTGTCCCACAACCGGTGCCGACATCCCCAAGCACTAGTCCATCTCCAACTCAGCCTACAACGCCAACCTTTGTGCTCAGGGCTGTTTTTCCACAGGACCCTTACTCTTACTATGTTACCTCTACCGATGACATAGTTGGTGTAACTCCACAAAATCAAGTTGTGCCTGTTGGGCGAAAAACACCACCGACAATGCCTGATTTCGTGTGGATGTATTCTACGGGTTACGTTAGTTATGGTGTTGATAGTCAAGGAAAAATATGGAGTAGGCACCCTAATGGAATGCCCTTTCAAGTTGGTTATGTTACTAATCCATAAAATAGTCGATGTTCAAGCTGGTCATGGCGCATAGGCGCCATGGTTTTTGCTTGGCGATGCTGTGTAAAATTGAAATTTAATCGTCTTTTGAACGTTTTTGTTTTTTTTCGTCCCAGTCATCACGTTCGTTTGAAATCATTGTCAACATGATTATTACGGCTGCGTTGAAAAGGTCGGGGTCTTCGGTTTGGTGAACCTCTAATGCTTTATAGAACTGCTGTAGGTGGGTGTCATAGTTTTCGTGGAGTTTGTGTGCAATGATATTGCGAGCATCGCTGAGGTGTTTTGCGGCTTTAAGTAGGGGCAGATCTTCGTGTGTCATTAGATTTACAAAGTTTCGAACTGCGCCAGATCCCATTTGTGCAGGGATAGGCTTAAAGGCAATCGTTTCGGCCAAGTCTCGCATAGCTCTGTCGACAAGGATGTCTGCGCGAATAACCATAAAGTCGAGGTCGGTAATGTCTGAAAAACCATGTGCCATATAGAATAGATCAGTAACCATTTTGTCTGGCAAAGCACTGAGGCCTCTTTTCAATCCCTCTAAGGCTTCAGGATCTTCTTTTAAAATTGAAGGTTTTTTTTCAATGGTTTTGCGTAGGTATTCTTCTCGAATGTCTTTCATTTATTTCCTATGCGGAATTGCTGAAGGCAGACCATCTTGGCCTCGAAGTATGGAATTATAGACTGAGATGTTTGCGTAAGCTCTCTCTGATGAGATCGAGATCAGAATCAGTGAGACCGAGCAACTGGCGCTGGCAGTATTTCACGTCTGTAGCGCCGCGCTCTGCGCGATCACGCAACCCGTCCTGATGGACCCTGGCAATGCGGGCGATTCGTCCGGTAAATCCTACGCTGAAAGCATTGCGATCCCTCTGAAACTTCAGAAACCTCGCCGTTCGTATTTTTTGAAACATCCCCTCCTTTCGCTTAGTACGTCCCTGCATCGCTTTCAGGTCGCGCTGCTTTCGTGGTGTGTACCTGATCCCGTTGGGGTTTCTCTGAGCGATGATCCGCTGCTGCTGGCTGCGTCGCAGTGCTTGGCCGATGCTGCGGGCCAGTCTGTTGCACGATGCCGGTTCAAGCTGGCTCAGCAGGTCAGCGACCCACTCTTCCAGGGTCTCCAGTCGATTGGTCATCATGGTACGACCCATTCGCTGCCACGGGCTTGAGTGTCAGGTACCCAAGCTGGGTCGAGAAACGCGACTACGCGCTGAGGTTCGCCAGGGTGGCGAATCGTGGTTTTGCCGTCAGTGTCTGCTTCCACAACCACGCGCTCGGTCAGCGGTAGGGTCAGACTGAGGTCCACCTTGCTGTTATCCAGAAGGTCGGCTTCGAACCGGATGCCATCAGCGGATTTATTCAGATTCTCCAGCAACTCGGATTGATTCACGCTTACCCATCCCAACAGCGGCAGCATGACGGTATCAGGATGGCCGGCAAAGTCTGTGAGGATGACCTGCAGGTCGAAGCTGTATTCGAAGGACAGACTGGCAGCCGCGGTGCAGCGAACCTTGCCGTTATCGATGAAAATTAACAGTCGGTCGGGGTTGTGCTTGAGTTCGCTAATGGTGGCGAGTAGGTGAGTGCGCAGGCTTTCAGGTTTGTTCATCAGATCCACGCCATGTAAGGGGTATCAGTCCCATAGGTTCACCATCTGCCGCTGTGGTGCGGCCGTCTGGGCTTCGGGCATTCGCACGGCCAGTCCTTGGGGCAGAATCGGCCCGTAGTCGGCCAGGCCGGGGTTGGCTTCGAGTACCGCCTCGGTCACGCCTGCTGTGCGGCCATAGTGACGCCAGCAAAGGGAATCGACGGTGTCGTTTTGGTGAGCGCGGACGGTGACGGGCATCAAATCAGTTCCACGGTGGTGCGGTTGATGCCAAGAAAGTCACGCACTGCCCAACGCAAGTCGCGGCGGTAGTCGTCGATGTTCGGGGTGAGTTCTTCTGCGTTCTGGTGGCCGCTGTTGGTGGAGTCATAGGAGCGGTAACGCTCGCAAACTTCAGCGCCGGTAGCCGCCTCGATGGCGCGACGATAGAGGTGCATCAGGACCAGTACGTCGTTGATGCGCTCGCCGGGCATGTCGGCAAGTTTCGTATGCCCGTCCGCTTGTTGGGTCGCGCGCCATTCGCTCAGCTCGCGGTTGACGCTGATAGCGGCGGCCACCGCGGCGGTTTCCAGGCGTGGCGCGGTGACGCTCGCGTCGATCCGCAGTGTGGCACGCAACTGATCCAGATCGATTGGGGGCCAGAAGGTATCGGTATTGATGAGGCCGCTGGCGACGGTGCCGCCGGCAATAAATCCGCTCATGGAACAGCACTCAGAATAGGTCGCCGGTGGTCGGGGCTTCACGTTCAGGGGGAGCGGCCTGGCCGATCCGCCCCGAGCCGGCGGGGTGCGTGGGGACGCTCGGTTAGCCGGCTGGGCCGGCACGTTTGTTGAGCAGGCGTTCGGCCCGCTCCAGATCCTTTTTGCCACCGCAGGCGTCGTGCAGGGCGATGGCTTTTTTCAGCAGATCCACACCGGCCCGGAGCTGGCCGGGTTGGCCTGGGGCTTCTTCGGTGATGCCTTCCAGCGTGGCGCGGCCCATGGCGAGAAACAGCTTGGCGCGAGCCTGGTCGGGCATGTCTTCGGCGTCGGTAAGTTCGGCGGTGCGGTGCAGGATTGCCAGGTCGAACTGTTCGCCGATTTTCTGGGCCTTGAAGGCCGCTGTGGCGACCTCTTCAGCGACCAGGCAACCCAAGGTGCGGGCAAAGCGATCGGGCATGACCATCCTGTGATTCAGCACATAGGTCGCGATGTCGAGCCCACCGGTGAAGTCACCGGCATCGAAGCGCCAGACCATGACGGTGGTCATCACTTCGTCCTGAGCGCCTTTGCCGCCCTCCAGCACGCCTTGCACATAGGATTCGTAACTTGGCAGTAGCAGGCGTTTGAGTTCTGCCTTGCCCTGGTTGGACTGGACCTGTTTCAGGCGCAAGCGGTCTTGTAGCAACTGGTTGAGCTGATGCTCGTAAGCCGTGGCGCCGGCCATGGTTTGGGTGGGGTCTGTGGCCGCCGCTTCGACAGCGGCGGTGATGCGTTCAAAGTGGCGGCGGCATGGGTTGGTCATGGTGGCCGCCTCAGTTCAGGGTGATGTTTTCGGCCAGGGCGGCGCAGCCCAGGTCTTCGATGACATAGCTTTCGTTGACCGATTCGAAGTTTTCGATGCGGTCGCGCTTGGCGTTGTCGATGACGGTGCGGCGGCGGGTGCCTTCCTGCCAGTACAGCGACAGGTTATCGAGGCGGGTAACCATCAGGCCGCTGGCCGGGAAGTGCGGGACGCGCACGGCCGGCAAGTTGCCAAGGCGCTTTTGACTGGTGACGATGTCGGCAGCCAACATTTCAGATGGCGCTTGCACTTGGTTGATGATCGGGAAGTATTTGTCGGCCAGCAATTGGCGACCGCAAATCACCACCAGCTCGGTGTCTTCCTGGTACCAAGGTTCGATGAACTCGTTGACCATGCTGACGACCAGGGCGTCGATGTTTGCGAAGTCCTTGTTGGCGCCGATTTCGATTTTACCGCTGCCGTCTTTCACTTCGGTCATGACCCGGGCGGGGTTTTCCTCGCGCATCTTTTGTAGCCAGCCGATGTTCACGTCCTGCAGGAGCTTGTTGATGGTTGGGTTGGATGTCGCGGCGCGGCTGATGCCGTTCCAACCGATCATGATGCGGTTGAGGGCCTGGGCCTTGATGATCGCGTCGCGAATGCGCGCTTGGAAGTCTTTGAACTTGGCCCACTGGTCCAGCTTCTGGTAGCGAATGCCGGTGTCGAAGTTGGTTTGGGTGCAGGTGTACCCGCGGTCATCCAAGCCGCTTGGATCGCGTGGTTCGCGGTCTTTGACGGTGGTATCGGTAGTGCTGGCAATGGTGCCGTCGATGCTAATCCCGATCTTCTCCCCCGACTGTTCCGACACGCCGTAAATGTTGATGGCGCTGAGAAAGGCGCTGGACTCCTGGATGCGGGTTTCTAGCGTCTGTGCAACGCTCGGGTTTGCGGTGAATTTGGTGGTGACGTCAGCCACGCCATGCAGTTGTGCCAGTTGCTGCAGGTAGGCGTTGAACAATACTCGGGTGTCGTTACGCATGTTGATCGTCCTTGATGAGTCAGCAGTCGGTCATGAGCTGGTTACCGCCGCCGGATACCTGCGGACGCGTTTTCTGGTTGGGATCTTGGGTGGTGGAGAGCTGGTTTTTTAGCTGGGTTAGTTCGGTGCTGACTTGATCGAGTCGGGTTTTCAACCCGGCCGAGAATTCCTTTTCAGCGGCCAGTTGGTCGGGCAGATCCTTGACGTGTTCGGCGATGGCTTCGACCGCTTCGCCGATCTGGGTGAACTCGTTGTCATCCTTGGTCTGTTTGCCGGTCAGGAGGGTTTGCACCCTGTGGAGGAGCTGGGCGCCGATGCTCGGCTTCTCGTCGATTTCCTCAAATCTCAGCTCGGTCTCGACTGCCTCGGTGAACATGGAGGTCGCGGAATAGTGACGGTCCTGGAATGGGCTGGATTCGGGCTTCTGCGCCGAGAACGCCAGGACGTCGGTGCCCAGGCTGGCAGGCGAATCGGTCACGGCTAGGCCGACGATGTAGGCCTCGCCCGTGTCGGCAAAGCTCTCGTCGATCTCGATCGACGTATAGATTTTCTGTTTGGCCTTGTTCATGGCGATCAGGTCGTTGGTGGGTTCGACCTTGGCGAAGAGCGCCAATTTCTTTTGGCCGTTGACGTCCACCTCTTCGGCTTTTACCGCCAGTACGTCGCCGTAGGCCTTGAAGGGACTGTCGGGCAGCAGGCTGCGGAAATGCTCCAGCCAGATACGGGCGCCGTAGGTGGACGGGTTGAAGTTCTTGGCGGCCTGTTCCAGCCAACTGCGTTTGATGGTGCGCTTGTCCGACGTGGCGCCTTCGATGGCGACACGGAACCAGTTGCTGCGGTACTTCTTCATGCCGGGGATTCTCAGTGCGTTGCAATGAGGGGCATGGTCGGCATGGGCGCGAGTGGCGGCAACGGGGCGGGACTGTAGGCGGGGAGGGTACAAGGGGCGGCGCTATTGAGTCGCCGCCGTCGCCGGCAGCATCTCGGCATGACGACCGCCTTGCTGCCCATCGATCCCCGACGCCAATCCAAGTTTTTGTACTGGATGGGCTGGCGCGTCTGTGAGATCGCCGAGGCGACGGGCGAGAAGGAGAAAACGCTACACAGCTGGAAGGCCCGCGACAAGTGGGACCGGGCTGACAACATCGAACGCATCGGCGGCGCCCTGGA